CTGCCGGGTCAATTTTTCCCAGGATGCACAAAAGACCCAAGTTTCATAGATATGATGAACAGGGTTACCGTCGAAACAGATGAGCGGGAAAATACTGTTTTCATCACGAGGATCTGCATTGAGGAGGCCGAATAATGCACTCTCAAAATCTGCAGTCTCTCCATGAGTATTTTGAAGCAATCACCGCCCTTAAAGAATGCGGCGAAGAGATCAGCCTATCGCTTCCCTTCCTTCAGCGGCTCACTGATCTTTTCGGTGACGTTGCAGAGGACGCGCGGTGCCTAGAACAAGCCGCGGTTAAGCCGCCATTTATCCCCGACCGCAGGGGCGCGGTTGAGCTTATTCCTTCAACTTCCAACGTGGTTGTTTTTCGCCCACGCAAACAGGAGAACACTGATGACTTGGTTAGCTGAACACCCATTCACCTTTGCCACTCTGTGCTTTTCTTCAGGAGCCTTTGGGCGGGAGATCCTTGCAATCTTTTTCGAAGGGTTGAACGGCCTGTTTTTTAGCCTGGCTGTTTTCTCTGAAATCTTGAGGGGCTTCTGAAATGCCTTATCTCAAGCTCGAAGAAGAAGCCAAAATTCAGGTGATGAAAGGGATCGTTTCCCAAGAGTTCAGGGTTGGCGCTCGCGAATTGGAAGGACCGGTCCGGGCGCGCCGCATCTCTTGGCCACGCGCCGTGGCAATGCAGATCCTTTATCAAGATGGGGATATCTCCCTTGAAAAGATTGGTCACGGCTTTGGTGGCCGTGACCATTCAACGGTCAGCAACGCGGTAACTCGTGCGGACGACTACTGCGCTGCTGACCTCGAATTCTTTCTTCGCCGGGAAACGATCCGTGACCGGTTTAAACACCTTACAGAAAACAGAAAGGAAGTCGCATGATTGCGAAAAACTCAGTGGCTGCGGAACTTGTAGAACAAGAGATCCCCGCCGGATATCTGAAAGATGGCAAAGGCCGCCTTTGGCCTGAAGCACAAGTCAAAGAGTCTGATAAACTCGTAGATCAGACGGTATCCAAGATCATCGGCTATGCAGAAGAACTATCCGCACAAATCGGTCGGTTTAAAGCTCATACCTTTGATGACATTAACACAACGCAGGATCTACTCCGGGAAGACTATGGCGTTCAAAAGGGCGGCAAGAAAGGCAACCTGACCTATACGTCATTTGATGGATTGAACCAGGTGCGGATCCAGAACCAGGATCACATGGAATTCGGTCCAGAACTGCAGATCGCCAAAGAGCTGATTGACGAATGTATTACCGATTGGGCTGACGGAGCAAAATCGGAGATCCGCGCGTTGGTCAACCATGCTTTCAACGTTGAAAAGCCCGGCAAGGTGAACCGCGAAGCCCTGTTTTCACTCCGCCGGATCCAGATCGAAGATGAACGCTGGCAGCGCGCAGTTCAGGCGATCAATGACAGCATCAAGATCACGGGCAGCGCAACTTATGTCCGTATCTACACACGCCCCACAACGGAAGATAAATGGCAGCCGATCACCATTGATCTGGCCGCAGCTTAAAGGGGGCGTCTATGAAAACGGTATCCGTCAAATTCAAAGAGCTGCAGCAAGTAATGAGCGCCGCCAAAGCTTGGGAGCACTACCGAACTGATCAAGAAATGTTCGGCGTGTCTGATCGTTGGCGGATACCGACTATTGATGACCAGGATAAAAGCGGCGACTGCGAAGACTTCTCTATGCTGTATGCCTACGAGCTGGTCCAATCAAAAGGCTGGAAAAACGGCGAAGTCTTTTTGGCTCTTTGCCAACTGCAGAACGGCCAAGATCACATGGTCACGCTCGCCTCTACAACGAATGGCCAATTTGTTCTGGATTGCCGGATGCGTTTTCCTCTACCCCCACGCCACCACCGCCTCAGGATCAAGAAATGGTACGCGGCGTCACCGCTTTTCTTGATCGACTGGCATGAGCTCATTGCGCCAGGCGGAGCCCTGCCACCGGCCATTAAAGATGGCCACCCAAATAGTGAGTTTTTGATTTCTGGTCGCTCTTTACGCGCCCACCCCAAGCACGTTGCCTGGCTTATGAAACACCAGGAAAGGAACTGACATGAAAACCTCTACACTCTGCCGCAGCGAAATCATCCAGGATCTAACTGAAGTTGCCGTTCGCGTTCTTTGGAAAAAAAGCGGAAATTGCACCAATGAGGATCTAATTGAAGCTGGTGAGAACGAAGCCGCCGTTTCCAAATTTGGCAGCGAGGCGATCAGTACCGCCAAGCGCATCTATAACAAATCGAGGGCGGCCTGATGCCTCGGAGAGATCACACAGGGCAGCTCTGCTTTGATCTGGCTATGACCGCCTCTGCTTATGCCAGGCACCGCGGTCGTGCCAATCAGGCAGCTTTGCGGGAAGCAATAGAAGCTATTGGGCCTTTGCTTCCTTTAACCGCTCATGCGCCTAACCGGGAGGCCGCCAGATCGCTGGTGGCCTCCGCTTTGCGTTATGGGAAATCAGCCGGCATTGACTGGCATGAAATGCGGGAAATCTTCAACGAGGTCGCGGAACGCTCTCCGGCGGATCCGAAAGAAGCGATCTCACAAGTTGAACGCGCCCTCCGCGGGGAGGTTTTCCAATGAGCAGAAAATCACTTCTGGCGAAAATCCATATTGCCAAAAAAGAACTCGGCCTGGACGATGAAACCTACAGGGATACCTTGGAAGGGATTACCGGCAAGCGGAGCGCATCTGAGCTTTCAGATAAGCAATTAGCTACCGTTCTGGACGTGTTCAAAAAGCACGGCTTTAAGCCGAAGAAGCGTTCCAGTTTTCAAAAAACAGATGATCCACAGCACAAGAAGGCGCTTGTCCTCTGGTCGCTTCTCAATGAGGCCGGTGTCGTTCGCAACGGTTCCCCTCAAGCATTGGCCGAGTTCGCAACGAACCGAATTAAAACAGACCGCGTCGAGTGGCTCACGCCGTCTGACTGGAACCGTATTATTGAAGTTCTAAAGCAATGGTGCTACCGGTGCGGAGTGGAAGTAGATGACTAAGCTGCATCCCATCCCCGCCGAAGAAATCATTAATCGCAATCCGACACTCATTTTGTTCCATGAGTTTTGGGAAGATCAGGGCTTCAAGCTGCAGTCTCCAGTTGTTCCGATCATCACCGCTTCCGGAGCCGCTTCTTTGAAGCTGGTATGGCGTAACCGTACTGAAAACGCCTCTACCACCATCACCCAATTTATCAAACTGCCACGAGGTTGATCATGCTCCCCCACAGCCTACAGGAAATCGCTGAAATTATTGGAAACGGCCTTGCGGTCCGCCTTAGTGCTGACTTCGGCGGAACCGAAATATATATCCCCAAAAAAGCGGAAGCGGATCATCCTCTCGTCCAAGCAATCGGACATGATGCAGCCGGCAAGCTTGCCGCCTGGGCCGGCGGCTCTCGTCTCGAAATCCCTCGCGCCGTTGGCTTCCACGGCGGACGCCGCCAGGCACAGATTAAAGCAGACGTCGAAGCCGGGCTTTCAAAAAAACAAGCCGCGAGAAAACACCTAGTCACCACCCGGTGGGTTCGTAAAATTTGCAATGACGAACGGCGCGACGACACGGATCAAGGAAAACTGTTTTGACTCCCCTCCATTTTAAGGAGTAGCCTCAATTTAGCTCCTGGGGGGGATTGAACATGACAAAAACGGTAGACCTTGAGGCCGAGGAACAGGCCGTAAAAATAAAAACGCGGATAGCAATCGGCGTGGCGCTATTAATTATCGCTGTATGTGTTTGCTTCACTACCTGGTTAATGAAAAGCCACTTAGAAAATTTGCAGGTTTCCACCCGGGCCACGCCCAACGGGGTTTTCGGTATGGAGCCTAATGAGTGGGGGGACCTAGCCGCAGGAATTGGATCCTCCATTGCCCTTGTTTTCATCAGCTTAGGGCTATTTCTTCAAATGATGGAATTGAGGTTTCAGCGCTTGGAAATGAGAGCTAACAGGGAAGAGCAAGAAGAGGCGACGGCGGCATTAGAAGCATCAAACCAGTTCCAGAGGCTTATCAGCCAATTTCAAATTTTAGACAACCAAATTACTTCCCAACCAGATTTGAGCTTCGCAATCATGATCTCCCATGTGCGCCGCCTTAACAACAGGGATGTATTGAAGCTATACATCTTAAACAACAACAAAAACGGCGCCTTAGTTCGTGACGTTAGCTTTGCCTCAACAGAAGGCTTAGGAGATCCAGTCGCTAAAGAGAACGGCGAGGCGGCTACTATCGCGGTGGATATGAAGGAAAGAGTTCTTTTCCAATTTTGGTTTGCAGCGCCAAGTCTGACTAAAACGGACGAATTTAATGGGCTATTTACGATACATTACCAAGACAAATTGGGTTACGATCGGTCGCTTACCATCAAGTATGAAAACGGTGTCGTGATAGAAAGAGAATTAAGTGAAGATATGAGAGAACTAGAGAGAGAACGCTACCGACTTGCCGCAAAGATTAGAACGGCGGGAAAAACTGATAAATAACGGCCCCTGACCGGAACTAATTCCGGGCATTATCCCCCCCTAAAAGCCCCTACTTTATAGGTCCATTTAACGGCCTATAAAAGGGGCTTTTTTTCATGAGCAAAAACGGCTCTTTAAAACCGCATACCATTGACCTAGCCGTTCTCTACGTCATGGGGCAAGAGGGCGGCCTAGTAGACCACCCGCAAGATCCGGGCGGTGTTACCAATTTTGGTATCTCCATTCGTCATGCAATCGCTGTCGGCGATATCGACGGCGACGGCTTCGATGAATTTGATCTGAACCTGGACGGAGAAGTCACGGCTAAAGATATCCAGATGATGGACCGCGATAAAGCGGAAGGCTATTACGGCCACCTTTTTGAAAAGTGGCGGATCGATGAAATCAAAGCGCCGTCGGTCGCTATCAAGATCTACGACTATCACTTCCCAATGGGGCCAAAGGGAGCCGGCCTTGTCACACAGCGCGCCCTCCGCGCTTGCGGCCATGACCTGATTGAAGACGGCATCATTGGCAGCGAGACAATAGCCTCAATCAACGCCGTTAAACCTCAATATCTACTTATCGCGCTGATGTGCGAAGGGGCTGGATATTTCCGTTCATTACGCTCCCCGACTTTTGAAAAAGGCTGGCTGAACCGAGCCTATAAACTCCCACATATGGATTGACCAATGAAAAATATTGCACTCGTTTTTCTTCTACTTCCTTTCCTTGCCGCTTGTGCGGGAGCTATCCCCGGCAACCAGCAGGGGTACGCCGGTATTAATAAGGCCGAAATCGAATTCGATGAAAACGGCAAGCCTGAATATGCTTTGATTGTCGGCGGCAAAGAGAATGATAGCGTCTCTTTAAACGTAAAAACGCCAGACGGGCTTGAAGTTCAATACTCCGCGAGCGGATCCAAAGCCTTTGACGGTCAAGCCGTGCGTGGCGCTGTTGAACAGGCCATCTCCGCCGATGTAGGAGACGCGGCGCCAGGCATTGTTGAAAATGTTATGGAGGCTCTCAAAAGCGTATGGGGACCATTGAATGCCGCTCCCTAGTGCTTTGGAAGACGGGAGTATTGAGCTAGATCTATGCGCTGCACGATTTCTAGCCGAATGCTCTCAATTTGCTTACAAACCGCCTCACATTGCGCAACAACTGTATTTCATTCTCGGTGCAAGACGGGTGCGTTCAATCGAGTGCCTCAACCACTTTGCATATGCGGTGTGTTTTCCAAAGTTTATAGTCATTGCCTTTCGCGGTACCGAAAAGGATTATGAAGATATCCTCACTGATCTGGACTTCGAGCTTGTTCGCTATCTGGAGCAAAAAGACAGTTATGTGCACAAAGGCTTTTACAAAGCGGCAAAGCTGTTAAATGCCGAAATTGAAAATCTGGTCAAACAGGAAGATTGGTGCAAGCGCCCAATTTATTTTACCGGTCATTCTCTCGGCGGTGCTCTCGCTCAATTATGCGCGTTTAAATCAGATGATTACTATTATCAGATCCCGACTGTCTACTCCTATGGAGCTCCAAGGATTGGCAACCAGAACATGGCTGAATTCATCAGCTATCAAATAGCCCATTACCGCTTTGTAAACGGGGCTGACATTGTGCCGGCCTTACCGCTTTATACTATGGGCTACCAGCACGCCCAAACGCATGAGCTGTATTTTTCCCGAAAAGGCCAGCTATGGAAGGATCCAAACTGGTTTAAGCGCTCCTATGACCAACTTATGGACAGCGCCCGTGGCTTTGTGTTGGACGGCTTCAAAATCAAATTGCCCGTTAGACGTTTCACGCGTCATCGAATTTCTGAATATCGCGATCGTATAAAGGCTGCGTTGAATGGCTGATCAAGCAGACATTGCCTCGGAAGTAGAAGAGCTCGAACGCAGCCTTCGAATAGCCGCGGCAACTCATAAATCCACAGAACCAAGCCCAGAGTATTGTGATTGCGGCAGAGCCATTCCTGCCGCTCGGCGCAAGCTCCTTCCAGGCGTGCAAAACTGCGTCATCTGTCAGGAGGCATTAGAACGGAAATGACTGCAGAGATTAACTGGCAAATGCTGGCTGTTCTGAGCGCCCTTGTTCTGGCCTGGAGCGGGTTATTGATTGGCGTGATCAAATACCTGATCGATCGTGCGTTGAAAGGCGGGGACCGTCGGCACCAACAAACGGAAGAAGATCTAATCAGGATCAGTTCGAACATAGAGCGCGAAGCAGACAAGCGCCGCGAGCTTGAAAAAGAGTACCGCGAATTTATAGCCGGCCTTCCGCTCATGTATGTACAGCGTGAAGACTGGATCCGCCTGGCCACCACCATTGAAGCAAAAATGGATAGCCTCAACAGTAAACTGGACAACTTTAAGGATCGTTGGAATGCACGAAATTGATCTTGAGAAAGCCCAACGAGAGGAAAGTAGATGGCGCATACTCCGCGCTTTGGACGCTGGCCGCCCGCTTCCCGTTTCAGAAACGGTTCTTTTCAGAGTTCTATCTGATAGCTCGTTACCCATTACGCCTCAGCAACTCCGCCGAGAGCTTAGCTACTTAGCGGAAAAAGATTTGGTCACTCTGAAAGATGAGGACCAACCAACTTGGGGTGCTTCCCTGTCTGCATACGGCATTGATGTCGTTGAGTATTCAGTGAGAGCTCCGGCTGGCATCAACCGCCCAGATAAATGGTGGTAACATGGCACCTCGCTCCTCCATCTACGATATCGAACCTGAAGACAAGAAAGAACTGGATAGCCGCTTAATCAAAGGCGGGTTTAGTGGTTACTCAGACCTTGCCGAATGGTTGCAGGCTCTCGGTTATGACATCTCCAGGTCGTCAATTCATCGTTACGGCAAGAATTTTGAAGAGAGAGTCGGTGCTCTTAAAATGGTGACCGAACAATGCAAGGCGATTGTCGAAGAAAGCCCCGACGATCAAGGCCTCGTTAACGAAGCTCTAATCCGCCTCACACAAGAACGGGTTTTCAACTTAATGCTGGAGTTGGAAGTCGCTTTCACCGCCAAAGACCTTGCGTCAATCACAAGGGCTGTCGCGAACCTGTCTAGGGCCAGCGTCTCGCAGAAGCGCCTCATGTCAGAGTATCGAGCCAAGGTTGCAGACAAAGCATCTGAGGCAGCTCTGCAGCGTGGTCTATCCAAAGACGATGCAAACTTCCTGCGTGCGGAAATCTTGGGGGTTAAAGTTGAAGAGTAACCCGGAGCTGAAGCAGGCCGTATTAACCGATGAAGAAAAGGAAAACTGTCTTCAGCTCGTTGAGGATATTCAGCAAGAGAGGACGAGTGATCTTTCCCAGGTAAAAGAAATCCCTCATGTTCTTCTGCCGTATCAAGCCGCATGGCATGAGGACAAGTCCAAGATCCGGATTGCTGAAAAATCTCGCCGTATCGGTTTCTCATGGGGTTCCTTGGCATCGGAGGCCGTCCTAGAAGCCTCTATGACCAAAGATAACGGCGGCATGAACCAATTTTATATGGGTTATAACCTGAGAATGGCCGCCGAGTTTATCGGTGATTGTGCTTTCTTTGCCCGTGCATTCGGCCACGCTGTGTCTTCCATTGACGTTTCAAAGCAAGTTTTACTGATTGAAGACGAGCGCCGGGATATTGTGACCTATAAGATCACTTTCACCAGTGGCCACAGAATTGAAGCTCTCTCATCCAATCCTCACAACTGGCGTGGCCAGCAAGGGCACGCGCGCATTGACGAAGCGGCATTCCACCCGCAACTTGAAGAACTGATCAAAGGTGCTCTTGCCTTTCTGATGTGGGGCGGTCGGCTCTCGATCGTGTCTACTCACAACGGTGAAGACAATACTTTCAACGCTTTCATCAAGGATGTTGAAGCCGGCAAATTGAAAGGTTGGTCTCACCATAAATACACCTTTGATGACGCTTTAAAGGCCGGCTTTTATAAACGGGTCTGTTTGATCCAAGGCAAAGAATGGAGCCAAGAAGCCGAAGATCAATATCGAGAGGAAACTTTTGATCAGTACCCGGCCCAGGAAGACGCCAACGAAGAGTTGATGTGTATCCCCAAGAGGGGCAGCGGCGCGTATTTCAGCCGCATGTTGATCGAGAACTGCTGGCAGGACGGCATCCTAACCTTACGCTTTGCAAAACCCGCGGAATTCGTGCTGGATCCAGACAGGGAAAAAGTCACAGATGATTGGTTGAAGGACGTGCTGAAGCCGGTCATCGATAACATGCCTGGGCAAAGGACAGTTTATGGTCAAGATTTTGGCCGTGATGGTGACTTGTCTGTGATCTGGATACTGCAACAGGAAGCTGATCTTCTTTGGCGGACGGCGTTCCTTCTTGAGTTAAGGACTATCCCCTTTGATATCCAGAGGCAAATCACCCGTTATATTTTAACAAACATCCCGCTCTTTTTTCACGCCAAATTTGACGCGCGAGGGAACGGCCAATCTCATGCTGAAGCCGCCCTTCAGGACCATTATGGAAAAGTGGAATGTGTGAAAGCCACCGCCGCTTGGTATGAAACATGGTTCCCTAAATATCGGGCGGCCTATGAGGACAAAAATATCATTGTCCCAAAATCAGAAGACATTGTTGCCGACCATCGATCAATCCAATTGGTGAACGGTCGCCCAACGGTGTCCGACAAACGTTTCAAAGGCGAGGACGGCAAATTCCGCCACGCCGACAGCGCGATTGCAGGCCTGTTGGCTTGGGCGGCTACTTGCGAAGAAGGCGAGCCCGCAGCGGGAGCAAATGCTGAAAAAAGCGAAGATGTTTACAAGCCTAAAGCCATGGCAGACCGGTTGCTCAATCGGTTAAAGAGAGGAAGGTTGTTCGGATGAACTTCTGGAGCAAACTATTCAAAAAGAACGAAGAAGACTTCACTGAAGCGGCTGGTTCTAATGTGGATATGGATGATGACCAGTGGCGTCGTCTGTCAGGGGACAGCAAGCGTGACTTATCCCCGATATCACAGAAA